TCAAATTCAAATTCATTAACACCACGTGTTACATTTTCTTCATTTAAATAAATTGTAGGCAATTCATTAAGATCTACAATTATTTCTTCTCCTTCATATGTAAAAGGATAATCTTTACTATATCCTAAAACACGAGCAGCAATCATAATTGCATTTTTATCTCCAATCAATAGATCTTCCCAATCAAATTTAGTTACTACTAAAGATTGAAGTAATTTATCAATTACAACTCCTTGTTTAATATAATTAAGATTAGTTAAAATATCTTCTTCCTTAGCAGTCATATATTTTATTTCAACTGTTCCTTTTGATAAAGGATGACCTTCAGGATAAAGAAGACCTTTTGATGGTAATTCTACTATTTCAGTAGGGAATTTGAATTTACTTTCTTCCATAATTTTTATTTAATATAACTTTGTTATCATATATAAATATATGAAAAAAAAAGAAGCTCGCAAAAATTGCGAGCTTTCTTTGATTTTCTTTTTATTAGAAGTTTAATACACAGTAATCAGGTTGAACTACCATTGTAAGGTTTACTGCTGTATCTGCTGTATCCCAGTTATATTCACCAAAGTTTGCACTTGTAATAAAACATCCTTTTAAAATCCATTCTGAAACGATATCACCTACAGGTCCTAATACGTTAAATGTTAAATCTTTTTTATACATATCAGAATAACCATCACGACCCGTTACTGATTCGTGGTGTAAACGTACCCATTCCATTACTGCTTGAGCTCCTGATGGGGTAATAGGATCAAATAGTGTAAATGTAATAGGATCCCATTTTGTTATACCTTTAACGTAACGTTGAACGTTAATATGGTTTAATTGAACTGTTCCTGAGTTTAAAGTGATAGCACTTACACCTTTAATTTCATATGAAGGAATGCCATCAATATACATGATGAATCTATTCGCCTGTTTCGGTTCAAACGCGGTGAAAAATATTTCGTTGGAATCTAATATTGCCATTTTGCTTATCTATTTGTTTTGTTATAAATATTCAATATTTAAAAAATTATGCTGGGAAAGTAGCACCTGTTGGTAAGATGTTGAAATCCAAGTAAATAAATTCAGCCGTTTTAGTAGGTTGAAGATAAATTTGACCTACCATTTGGTTTCTATCAATTACTTCTGCAGGGTTATTACTATCATCCATAATTACTTTAAATGCATACAAACCTTGTCTTTGTTGTACTGTTTCTAAATATGGATTAACTGCCGCTAAGAAAGCATTTCTTGTAGCAATAGTATTTTGTTCAAATACTAAGTTTTGTGCTACTTCTGAAATATAATTTTTAAGAGCAATTAATAATCTACGAACATTTACACGATCAAGAGCAGATGCTTTTTTCTGTAATGTTTTCTGACCATATACTACAACACCATTTGCTGGGAATGTAGCGATTGGGTTTACATTTCCTGTGTAAAGAGTATCTCTTTGAGCTTGAGTTAATTTTCTTTCTGCTCTAATTACTTGAGATAAACCACCTCTGTTAATACCAGCAGGTGCAAACCATGGCTCACTTACTGTATCGTTGTATGCATATACACCTGGAATCATTGTTGAAGCAGGAACCCATACGAATTGACCTGAATCTGGATCAATTGTTTGAACCCAAGGCCAATATGCAGCTGCATATGATGTATTTCTATTTTGAGCTTGAGTAGTTACTGTATTAACACTTGAACTATAAGGTACTAAATCCATTACATAGATATTATCACCTCTGTTTTGTGTGTTATTAATAATTGTAGTTTGTAAAGCTCCATAATTTGCATCAGAACCAAATAAACCAGGAGTTACTAATACGTTAAATTGGTAATCATCTTGGTTAGCCATTAATGCAATAGAAGCAGTATAGTTATTAGCTACTAATCCTTGAGTATTTGTACCATTGATATTTTCATAAAAATTAGCACTTGATGTTACAAATCCTAAAGCTGCACCAAAAGTACCACTTACTGGTATGTTAACCGGCATGTAAGGAGCATAAGTTGTATTAGCTGTACCATTATTATCAAAATAATTAGGCATCAAGAAATATGGATTAATAGAAGATACATAAACATATCTTGAATTATTCTTATAATTTCCGTAAGAAACCATTTGGTTATTAGTAGTATCTAATACTTGGTAAGAATCACCAATTACTCTTGAAATAAAGTTTGGAGCAGTTGGGTCTAATGATAAACCAGTCCATGTTTCTAAAAGAATAGGATTAGCAGTATTATCATTACCTTGTCTAATATACAAATCAAATGTACCAGATGATGTACTTGAATTAGCAATTTGGAATCTAATGTTATTAGCTGATCCACTTGTTAATGAACCACTAGTAGTTGAATCTACAACTCCCGCATTCATTATAGTACCTTCAGAAAAAGTAGTTAATGTAAATGCACTACCACTAGCAACAGCTCCTGCTGTACTTCCTGAAATAAATGAAGATGTTGCTGGGCTGTAAGAACCACTAGCTACTCTAGTTACTAATAATGTTTCACCACCATTTGCAAAGAAGTTATAAGCTGCAACTGAAGTAAAGAAACCGTATACGTTTCCGCTACCCGTTCCGTTAGGAGCAAATGTAAAAGTAGATCCAAATTTGTTGGTAAAATCACTATATGATGTAACAATCTGAGGCCATTCTACAGGACCTTTAACTGTAGGGCCTATAATAGCGGCGCTGTTTCTAATAGGTCCTTGAGAAACAAATGAATTGTCATTTTCTCTTGCAAGTACACCGGGTGATATTAATGCTTCTGCCATTTTATGAGTTATTTTGTTTTGTTATAAATATGTTGAAAGTTTTTAAAAGTCACTTATTTTTAAATTCACCTGTTTTTAAATTTAAAGCTCCTTCGCCATATTTTTCTTGTAATTCTTTTCCTATTTTAATAAAATTTTCTTCTAAAAGTTGCAACTCTTGAATTACTTTATTTTTTTCTTGATTTAATAATTGTAATTCATATTCTAAATCACCAAGTTGATACTTTATTTTTTCTCTTTGATTATTTAGATGATTTATTAAAAATAACTCTTCAGGTGTAAAAAACTTGTCCACAATAAATATTTAATTAGTTTTAAAGATTAAGAACTTTATCTAAGGAAATAAATACTTTTTCGGGTCTAATTAATTTAGTACATTCAAATTGACGTGGTGTATTTTTATGATCAGGACACCATTCCCAGTCACCAGGATTTAACCATTCTCGGTTAAAACATCCTGTACATACATTAGTATCATAATTAAATATTCTTTCACAATCTAAGAATTCACTATATGGTAAACTAAATCCTGAAATTAGAATTACAGGTGTACCTATAGACCATGCTAACCATGATAATCCACTACCAACACCTATAAAAGCATCAGCATGTTTTATATCTACTATTCTATCTTCAATAGGATAATTTCCAGTTTTGTCTATTACATTTTTTAATGTACCTCCTAGTTTAGAATCATGCCATTTATCTCCTAAACGTTCTTGAGTAATCATTACTACTTTATAACCTTTTTCATTTAGATAATCTATAACAGATTGCCATCCACCAGGATAATTCCAATACTTAGCATGTGCCGAAGCATGTGGAGCAATAATTACATATTTTCCATCAATTTGTTTTTTTTTGTTAGGAATACTAACTTTTGGTTTTATTTCTACATAAGGTAAACCTAATACTGAAGTGGATGTTTCTCCTAGAGGGTGTTGTTTAAAATCAATAGGAATTTTAGAATGATTTACTGTTTGATCATCATTATAAAACCACCCTATATTGTACATAGCGTATAATTCATGTACTTCAGTTCCCGGATTAATAAATTCTAATTCTGGGTATTCTGTTTCAAACCATTCATTGTGGAATGTAGAACAAATTACATGACATTGATGTTTTTTTCTAAATTCATCTATAAATGGAAACCAAGCTAATGTGTCACCAATAGCTGAGGATTCTAAGTGAATGTAAACTCGTTTTTCTTTAGCATTATAATCATGTTCAAATACTAATTCATTATTTTCTTTATCATAAACTTCTATTCGCCAATTGATAAAATATTCAATACCTGGTTTGGTCCACATATTGTTTGTAATTTCGGCTTCATATACAAGTTTATCGTGTGATTTATCAAAAAATTTTGCTATATAATTTTTAGAATCAGAACCTAATATTTCTAAAAAAGCACCATTCAAAAAGTGAAAATTAAAAGTATTAGCACTTTTCTTATAAGGGATATTAAGTTGAACAGTGTTGTTATATTCTTTAATTAAAACTTCTTTCATATATTTTTATTAATTCTTTTGAACGATTAAACCAAGATAATTCTTTAGCAGTTTCTAATACTTTTTCTCGATATGAATCCCAATGTAACATAATATCTTTTAAACCTCTATCCATTTCAAATACATCACGAGGAGCTCTCCAAGCGCCATGAAAATCAGTATTATGTTCCCAATCCGCAATAATTGGTAAACCAGCAGCAGCTGCTTCAACCATTGTTAAATTAGGATGTCCTGCTTCTAACATTGTTGGGTGAACAAAAATATCATGTTCATGGTATAATTCTAATAATTTAGTATTAGGAGTATCAAAAACCAAATTTAATTTAGGATAATTTAACATCCATAAATGAGAATTAAAGAAACTTTTATTTGCTGAAGGACCAGCAATTGTAATTTCTAAATCATTTAACATTGCTAATCCTAATCCATATGTAAATCCTTTTCTATCAAATGATTGATTTCCAGCTAAACCATTGTTTGCTATCATTAATAATTTAGGGTTAAGAGGTTTTTCTTTATGTAGTGGATAAAAATCATCAATGTTTACACCATGAGAAAAATACATACATTTTGGATGATCAAAATAATCTACTAAAAATCTAGCAGGCATTAAAGATATAATAGAACCTTCAATTGCTTTTAAATTTTCTTTGTAAACATGAGAATCTTTACCATAGTAATAAG